AAAAAGAATCAGAGTAAGTTTATAATGAGAAAAAATCAAAATATAGAAGCTATGCTTTACAACGTTAAGAAAGCTGAAAAGACTCATCCAATTAAGATGATACCTATTTATAAGATATGGATGGATGGTGACCAAAGAATGTTTTTAAGAAATGCTTTTGATTATATTTGGTTTGATGATTTTGAAGTTGTAACAAAACCATTCGAAGTATCTGGAACTTATGCTCATTATATGGAAAGGATTGGAGAGTGGCAAAATGATAAATAGAAGAGAATTTTTATTGTGGTTGGGTATGTCTGGATTAACATTAACTCAAGGATTAGAATACTTAGAACAAAACAGCCAAAAAGACATAGAAGAAAAAATTTATAACATGCCAAAAGATATTCACATTGCTAATTACACAGCAGACTCAGTAGAAGGAAAACGAAAACAGGGTGGTGTTGGATTTTTTGTTAATGATTATTATATCACAACTGCTCATATCTGCCAATCATTAGAACAGATAAAAACAAAGACACCATTCGGAATGATGGATATTGAAATTGATATAACAAATAAAGAAATGAAGATTGGAGAAGTGCCGTTTGAAATAATGTATGAGAATTTTCATACAGATGTACTTATAGCAAAATCAAAAGGTAGAGTATATAAAAACCTTCCAGCAATACCAAATAGAAGTGATGTCAAATACGGAGATAAAATTTATATCGTTGGAAATCCAGCACTACAAGGAACTAACATAAGACACGGTTATGTTTCAGACTTAGACGGAATGACTGATAAACTCGGAGATAGAGAACATGTGTTTGGAGTTGACTTTAGTTTATTTGGTGGAGATTCTGGAAGCCCTGTATTAAACGATAAAGGTGAATTAATAGGAATAGGAAGATATGACGCAGCGAACAGATTTGGATATATTAATAAGATTGGGTTGTACTTAGATGAAATTGAACGATTAAAAGGAGTCGTTACAAAACCGATACATGAAAGAAAGTCTAGAAGAAATTAGTATTCACGAAGTCAATAGAATCGGAGGTAATTTGAATGAAGATTTAAAAATACTCCAGGAAAACCTAAAACCAAAAGACAAGGAGATAGTCAAATATGTTGGGTTATATGTCAGTATGATTAAATCTCATAACAAGTACGTCAAAGAAACAAACTCATATCTTCTTGACCACATAGTGAAATATTATAGGGACAAAAAAACCGGAGAACTATCATATACTAAAGATAAGAAACGAGTTGTAGGGTTCTAGTAGAAACTTTTAAAAAGGCGAATAGACTGTTATATTTATTCATACTCATGGGGCAGGAACAGACCCGTTTCCCCCATGTTCATACTCAAAGGCTACAGACTAAGAGAGCAGACGAGCGTTAAACCCTGAAGACATACCCCGAAGCTATAAACCGCTTCCGAGTCACTGTGGAGAAGGCAGGAGCTTGCAGGTTCGAATCCTGCCGTTTGCTTTGGTTCTACCAAGAGCGTTCGGATAGGTTGCCTATCTTGACACCGGGAAAGACTGGGAATGTGGGAAAGCCCTATCCTAGCTTTTGTGCGGGAGGCTCAAATATAGGGGTGTAAGCCTGAACCACATTTTATAATCATGAAAAGATAACAGCTGGAATAATATTAGGAATAGGAACACCATGTGTATTAATACTTTGGATGTGGATATGGGCCATATTATTATTAGAATAATCCTTCTAAATTTTTGAAAGTAGGTTTATAACATATTTTGATTTAAACAAATCATGAATCAAGAAGCAAGTTTCACATTTACAACTCCCTTGAACGTAAATATAGTTAATCTGAAGGGAGAAGAGCACCTATTTGTCGAGGGGGATATTTCTACAAACGACATAGACTTCGTAAATGACATAATGACTAAAGCCTGTCAGGAAAGCATGCAAACTCAGATATTAGATCGTAATATGAAATTAGATTTGGAGCACGAAGCGTTTAAAGGAGATTCACACGAAGAGAAAGAAATTAACAAGACCAAGATTCCAGCCGGAAAGATAATCGACGCTACCGTTAAAGATTTAGGAGAAGGAAGATACTCAACAAGTGTCAAGTGTGAAATAAACAGACACAATCCAAACTACAAATCAATCAAGGGAAACTTAGTGGAAAAATACCTAGATGCTTTCTCAGTTGCATTTTTACCAACCGACATATCCTACGAACAAAGAGAAGGCAAGGCTATTCGAATGTTGAACGATGTTATTTTATTGAACGTAGCAATGACAGGAAACCCATGCAACACCAAAGCCCAGATGGTAGAAATTTCAACAAAGTCAATGGACGCTCTAGAAGAATACAAGAAAAGAAAAGACTTAGACCCAAGCGTAGAAGGACAGCTAGAAGTCAAATCACATTCAACCGATAAAACGGAAGATATAACTAAATTACACACAAAAAATTCTAAGATGACAGACAAAGAAAACGAAGACGAATCTAACGACGAAAGTCAGAACGATTCTGAAGACGTTGAAGCAAAATCAGTTGAAATGCTAAAATCTATATCAAGTGAATTGAAGTCCATGAACGAAAAGTACGACGTTGTAGCAAAAGACAATGTAGCTATGAAGGAAGCTCAATCAGAAATGAAAAGCGAACTTGCAAAGATTACATTAGCTTTGAAAACACCAGTACATAAGTCCTTGAGCAACAATGAACCAGATAAAGATAAGAAAAAAGCAGAAGAAGCTGATTTAAAATCTGTTGATCCTTTAGAGCTTTGCTAAAATGGGAAAAGCATTCACAGGCAATATGGACGGACTGGACTTCCAGGACGCCTACTACCAATCGTTCGCTAATCTTAAGAGCAAAACCAAATATTGGGACCCAGTAAGTGGTTCAGACATGCGAGCTGACGCGAACATGAAAGCCACTGACACAACACAAGGTGGACCAGGAACTGCAGGATATGCAATGATTCCGGTTTATTTATCTCCTATGCTGATTGATCAGACTAGGAAGAGAACACCTTTGGTTGAGTTGATTCCTCGAGTTACGAACTTGGGAATGTATGCTGATTGGAACGAGATTACTGCAAAAGGGGCTGCTTTTACTGCGTACGAAGACGCGGCATTCGCAGAGACTAACGATACTATTGATCGTTACTCTACGCCAATAAAATTCCTTTATTCAGTTGGTCGAGTTACTGGTCCAGCACGAAGCGCACAGCCTGCGTTCGTATTGGAAGGTTTCCAGGGTACTGGTTCAGGGTTAGGTGGAAGTGCATTCGGAAACGTTGCATCCTCTAACGCTATGCAATTAAGAGTCTTAACTGCAGCAAGAGCATTAAAGGAATTGGAAGAAAGTTTAATCGTAAATGGTGACGCATCCACTGACGCAACTGAGTTCTCTGGTATCGTAAAGTTACAGGGAACAACAAATGTTAAAGATTTGGACGGCGCAGCATTGACATACGATGACATTGAAACAGCGGTACAATATTCATTCGATGATAGCGGAAACGTTAAAATCGCAATTGGGTCAAGTTCAGCTGTAAGAGACGTTCGAAAGATTATATTGGACACGTTCCGGTATTCTCCAAGTGACGTACCTTCAGGTGTTTTGCCATTCGGTGTTCCATCTGCGGTATTACTTCAAACTATGGTCGGACCAGTACCGTTGATCCCATCACAATATTTGAGCAACACTTCAGGTGCAAAACAGATTTACTTCCTTGATACAGATTACATCGAGATGCGTGTACTACAAGATACGACATACGAAGCAATGGGTAAAACCAACGATTCGGATAAGTTTTATTTGAAGCAGTACCAGTGTCTAGTGATGAAAAATCCGGCTTTCAACAGTTTTATCGACAACATATTGTAAATCAATAATTTATTTATTTTTTTTTAAATATTTCGTCATCTTACTGGCGACAAATTGTAAGGCGAATCGTCCACGATAAGGACAAAAACAACTAAATACAAAATGGAGGAAAAATAATGACAGCATTAGGAGAAGTAGGAACAGTTACACAGGAATCCCCAAACGCAGGAGTTAAGGTATTAATGTGGGAATTGGCAGCCACTGTAATAGGTGGAACTGACACAGTTCAAATCGACTTGAATGATTACGGAGCAACAAAACTATTATCTATTGACGTTTATGATCAGACTACAACAGGAAGCGTAGTTGTATCAGAAGCACCAACAACGGTAGTAAGTTCAGGAGTTTTAGTAGTTACACTTGGCGGTTCAAATACTGGAGCAAAGACCATCGTACTTCGTTGTAAATAGTTGTTATTTTATTAAATTAAAATGACAAGATTTGGAGAAATATCTGGAAAGATAAATCACAGCGGAGCTAACGGACTTACATCATCTTCACCAATGGTATTGGCAGGA